CATTTAATTGTTGCAAACGATGCCGCATTTGCTGGTTTTCAGCCTGCATTTGCTGGGCATACTGAACAGCAGCTTGAGCCTCCTCTGCTGCCTGCTTACGTTTTGCCGTTAATTGATTGATTCGACGCTGAACAGATTCACTGTAGCTATCTAGCTCATCGTCTCCTGAAGAATCTTTACGAACATTTGTTCGGGCTTCTTCTTCTTCGTCCGAAGACATTTCAATTTCAACGTCTTGATCGTCGTCATCAAAATCAACAGACGTAGCTTCTTCGATGTCTTCGTCTTCACGAATGTCTTCAGCCATAGCCATTTTCCTTGCTCTCCATTACCTTATACATAAGAAATGTCTTTTGGGTCAAGAATCGTTGCGATAATATTATCGTCATTTATAATACGAACCTCAAGACCTTCCACTTTGAACCTATTTCCAGCATATCTTCCTATAAGAACCCAATCTTTTTCATTACACCAAGGGCCATTTGGGAACTTTTGGGAATCTTTATATGCATCTGGACCCAACTTAACCACATAAGCGGCTACAGTCGCAAAGGCTTCACGATCACGAACCTGATCTGGAACGTACAAACCACCTTTTGTTTGCGCACTTGGATAATAGGGAATGATGAGAACACGATAGCCTGTTGGCTGTGGTAGCCTTTCAAGCGCAGATGCCTTCATTTGAGATGGATCATCTTCGTTTTTGTTTGCCGCACCTTTACCAAAAGCATTTTCTATGGGTTTTGGCATTTCTGCGTTTTCTTTTATTGCCTTTCGCGCTGCCTTTGCAACGTTATCTGGCACAAATAACTTATTAGTCATCTGCGTACTCTATGCCTTTCATCGCGGTTTTGATTTCTTGTTCAACGTAGGACATTCCGCGTATTTCGCCTACGATGTACCGATACTCTTCAAAAGCCTGTATCGAGCCATCCGCGAGCTTGTCTTTTAGACGCACATCGCGCTCACGTATGTTTTTCAAGAGATATTCTGCAAGATTTAGTGCGTCCATACCGCATATAGTATGCGATTATTTGGAAAGCACAAGTATAATTACCATAAAATCAGAAAATACCTTGGAATCTCTGGGGTCTAGCGATTCTGCTAAACCTGCTAATCACTCCACCGTCAGCTTTTTTTACTGGTTTTCTTTTTGGCTGGGGCTTTTTTCTTTGGCTTTGGCTTTTCTTCAACCCACGCTTCGTTTTCTGGGGTGTTTGGGTCATCTTTGACGAAGTGGCCTTCTTTCGTCCGCGCTCGGACTTTCCCGCTTGGCTTAGAGCTATTGCTACTGCTTGCTTTTGCGGCTTTCCCTCTGCTTTCAGCTTCGATATGTTTGAGCTTATCACTCGCTGACTTGACCCCTTCTTTAATGGCATTTTCAGCCCCCCTTGCTACTTTTTTAGCTGCGCGAATCTGCTCAACTATTTTCTCCCTAACAGATGAACTCATTTTACCGTCCTTTCATTTGTGCATTTACCGCAGCAATATCTCTCTGGGTCTGAATGCGTTCTTCAGCAACGCGGGAACGCTCATCTATAGCCTTTTCTTGAGCATCAATACGTTGCTGCGCGATTAACACGTCATTACGCTCTTTTTCGCGCTCCATTTCTTGACGTGATTCAAATTCACCTTGCTTACGCTGCATATCTGCGGCCTTCAGTTGCAATTCTTGCTGCCTGATTGCCACTAGCGGATCTTCCGTTTGGCCCTCTGGAGACATAGCCTGCACAAGTTGCTCTGTCATATCCGCTGCTATTTGCGCGGCTCTTGCATCTATTTGAGGCTTGAATTGCATCATTATCATTTGCATTGGATCTTGTGGCATTGGCCCTTGAGGTCCCATTTGCGGAGGTTGCATTTGAGCCTGCTGCTGCATCATCTGCATTTGCTCTGGTGGAATCTGAGACATAATCTCCTGTTGTGCCTGACCTTCTGCAAGCATCCCAATATGCTCTTGAATATGCCCTTGAAGCGTAACAAGAGCCTGTGGGTTCAATTGCATCGCAGGTGTAGACATAATTGCCATGTGTGCTTCAATGTGCGCTTCATGATCTTGATCAGGAAACGCTTGTAAAGGAGCACCCATAAGAGCATTTTGGTTTTCCTTTGATGGATTTACTGGTTGAGGCTGTGGAGGAGGGGGCAATATTGCATCAATGTTTGTTACGCCTAGCGCCTCATACATCTTACGATAAGCAGCATATAGCCCCTGTGGACCACCATGTATCTGTGGATTAGACTGAACTAACTGCAACTCAGTTTGCGCCAAAGCAATCCGCTGTGACATCGAAAAGATGTTTGGATCAGAAACTGGCAAAACATCAATCTGAGGTCCAAAATCCTGCACAAAAATCTCAGGCCCCATCTGCATATCTGCTGGATATGGATATGCTTGAACGGTTTCTGAAAAAATCTGAGCCAGAAGTTTGAACTCAATCTTTTGTGAGTAATGAAGACGCTTGTGAATCGCGGACATAACCTTTGTCCCGCGCTCCATAATTGCCATTGTTGTGCCAACGGGCGTTTCACCGCCCATTTCACCAACCTTCAAGTCAGCCATAGACGCAAAGCGGCGTCCTGCGTCCACAAGAGTGCCTAAAAGGTTATAAAGCGTCCCTGAAGGCTCTTTGAAGGGGAGGGGCATCAGAGAGCCTTGCAGGGTGCCTCCAACCACATCGACATCGCGGAACTCACCCGGTTGTAGAGGAGCATCTTCATCACGAATACGAGCGCCACGGGCTTTAAAACCCGCAGGCAAGTTGGAGAGCGTACCTGCATCAATTAGCTGACGCAGAATAGACGTAGAGGCTTGCGCCAAACCACCAATCATATGCGTCAAGCCAAGGCCATAGAATCCCAGACCGGGCAGAAATTTATAATGTACGAAATATTGCTTCGCACTCTTAATCGGATCAGCTTCAGTGTAATTGCGACGAATAGACAAAACATCGCCTGAATCCGCAATAATCGTCACAATATAAGGCAACTTCAAGCCAGTTGGTTGACCATCAATCCCCATATCCTCAAAGCCCTGAATATCAAGGCTTGTATGGACTTCATAAAGCGTTAACTCTTCAGATGGTCCGCTAGGATGAACGCCTTGAATATCATCAATTGATTCCTCAACCTCATCAGATCCATATGAATTACCCTCAGAATAATTTGGAAGGTCAATGTCACGATAAAAACCAACAAGCTGCATCTTACGAATTTCATTAGAATCCATTGAGATTCGATGCGTAATGCGCGGGGAAGACACCAAGTCAATTGCACCATATGGCACAATTAAATCTTCAGCGTGTATAAACTTGCTAACAGCGCGTTGCTTTAGCGGATCGAAGTAAACCTTCTTAAATGTAGAACCAACGACAGGAAGATAGAATAGCATCTGATCCAACTCTGGATCGTACTCCTCCATCTTGTAGGTAATCATGTAGTTCATGTAATCTTTGACGCGCTCAGACTGCTTTACAAGCATCTCATTTTGCGCACCAATCACAGACGTGCGAACAGGCCCAGTTGCAGGCAATAACTCACGATACGCTTGCGCTTGAAACTGTGTGACAGACTCAGCCAATAATGGATGAATAACGCCAGAAGATCCCTCAAACGGCTCTGTGCGTTCTTCAGTTTTCATTCCCAAAAATTCAAGGCCAGTTTTGTATGTATCTTCCCAATCTTCACGAGAAGATAAATCATCCTCAATCGAACCAATCAGATCAGATGAAATCAAACCCAACTCGGCTTCATCAATAACTTCAGCCAAGTTCCCATCAAACGGAACGCTAACAGGGGCCTCCATAGGCTCCTCATACTCACCCACAACGGCGCTACCGTCATCAAACTCAGTGATTCCGGGCTGTGCAGCCAAATCAATCACATTCTCAAATGTTGGCCCCTGTGGAACCATTGGTTCTTCGGGCAATCCACCCGCACCTAGACCGCGCTCTATAGCCATTAGAAAATGTCCTTCTCGTTGCCTTCAAGTGGCTCAAGTTCGTCAATGTCATCAAAGTCAGTCATAGGACCGCCCTCTTCCCAAGCATTGCAAACATTCTCAGCCATGCAGATGAAATTCAGATTAGTGCAATAACCAACCTCATCGCCCTCATTCATTCCAATGCCATTCTCAATGCAATCAAGCATCTTGGAACGAATGTTGTAGTATCCACACGTTCCACACATTTCCTTGGTGCGGCCCCCTTTAGATGGACCGTATCCATATTCCTGTATGGCATATTCACGGTTTTTGTCGTTTAAATCTGCATCCTGAGTCGAAAGAGGACAAACAAACTCCTCTTCCGCCTCATACATATCGTCATCAACAACTTGGTTGATACCAGACCTAAGTTCATCCATGTCAATGTTGATAACGATTTTTGCCATCATTTTACTCCAGAAAACTTGGTGCCAGAAATGGCTGCACCACCACCACGGCAAACACCACCACCTTCTCCATAACCACGAACTTTACCACCGTTTTTAAAACCCTTTACGCCACGACCACGTAAAATGTCTTTTTTCGTAACTTTACCATCTCCTGTAAGATCAGGAAAAGCGGCACCGCCTTCTTTTTTATTCACTGGCCTACTCCTTCTTTCTTTGGCTTCTCTTTCTGCAAAACCCATAAGCAGCTTTTCAAGTTCAGCATCATCGTCATACGCACCAGCACCATACATGCCAGCCTTTAATCTGGCCCTTTTTTCCAAAGCATCAGGGTCGCCTGAAGGATTTGCCATAAATTTATAAAACAAATCATCAACCTGACGCCCAAAATCACCTTTAGAGCGTTCATATTGTTGCGCACCACCACGAGTTTTCTTTAGCTTAATCTTTTTACGTTCAGCCATTAATAATATTCCCTCTTTCGACGTGCAAACGCCAGTTCATCTTCATCGTCATAGTCGCTCGGAGTGGTGATAAAACCACCTTGCCTAAAACGCAGTATAGCCTGAGTCATCGAATCCGCCAAGTCATCATGTTCACCATTTGGAAATGCAGCGCATTCTTCCATAACTTCATCAGCAAAATTTGTGTCAGGACACCACACCATACCACTCTCAAACACAGGCGCACACGCATGCATCCGCGTAAACTTATCCGCACCACGGCTCGGCGTAAACGGCGTCACAGGAATACCCATCCTACGCAATTCCTGCGTCAACGGCATACCACTCGCCTTCTGCTCCACAAGAACCATGTCAGGCTCATACAATTCATACAAATCATGCGCCTGCTGCTTTAACTCTGGAAACTCCCAGCGCCCCCTAACAGCATCAAGCAACACAATGTGATCCTCTCGCGTTTCATCATAATGAAAAATACCCCAAGTCGTAATCGCACTATAGTCAGCCCTATCACCCTTACTAAAGGCAGTATCATAACTTTGGATAATATAGCTGCACGTAGGTGGATCTTCCTTTTCCCAAATATTCCACCACTCACGCTTAATAATCGCACCCTCTTCCGCAGTCGGGTTCTGCATATACTGCGCATTCCACTTAGCTACAGGAATAGACGCCTTAACGCTCTCAAGCTCGTCTAAGCTCCAGAACGCAGGCCAAAGGGGATCTCCAGACGGCATAATCGCAGGAAACTCAACAATATCCCACTTATCCGCACCCTTCTCACTCTGCTTCGCCAAAACCTTCGCAGTCAAATCCCTGATCGACCACCGCGTCATAACAATGATAATCGAACCACCGGGCTGTAAACGCTGCCTCGG